GAACTCGCTCGCGACGGCGTCTGCCATCGAGATCAGGCTGTCCTCGACCACTTCGCTGGACATCCGAGTGCCGACGGCGAGCTTCTTCGCCACAAGCTGCACGTTGGAGTAGCTGGGCTGGCTCTCGCTGACCGCCACGCCTTCGCCGATGAAGTAGGCCGTGGTGCCAGTCACCCGCTTCGGGATGATCATGGTGTCGCGGTTCATCGTCACCTTCTCGACGCTCGACGCGGCGAAGGTGCCGTAGGTCTCGACGAGCCGGATCACGCGAGCAGCGAACTCCTCGGGGACGAGGGCGCCGCCGGCCGAGTTGGTGTTCTCACCGAGGGCACGGGCCTCGACGCCGTGGTCCTTGCACCACTGGATGTCGTCGGCGTTCTTGAAGACGTGGGCCTTGAGCCACCGACCGCAGCGGTAGGCGATCTCGACGTCCTCGGGACGCTCGTTGAAGGCCCGAAGCTGGGTGTGGTGAGGGACGTGGACGCCCCGAATCTCCAGGTCGGCGAGGGTCTTCTTGGCCCGAAGCTCCCGAGTCTCCGGCTCCTGCACGACAGGGGCGGCGGGAGCGGTCGCAGCAGCGGGAGCGGCCTGATCGATGGTCGAGCGAAGCTCGGCCTCGGCCTTGGCGATGTTGTCCTCGAAAGCGAGAAGCTGACGGATTTCGCCAGACTGCCCGACGAGCGTCTTGAGTTCCGCGTCCTGCTCGGGCGTGCGGTCGGTGAGGTTCGACAGCGCCCGCATCTGGTTCGCGACGGCGGCAGCGCGGTTCTGGAGGCTCTTGAGGTTCTTGGACATGGTCGGCTTGCTCCTGATTGTGAGCCAGCCAACGCGGGTGTGCGGCGGCTGGCGGGTGATTTGCCCGCTAGCGCGCCGCGACCTGAGTCCTCAAGTCACTCGCACTGCTCTCCGCAACGTCCGTCGCGGAGCATCAATGTCTGATACTTTCAACCTACGTTGTTGCGCTACTGCCGTGCAAGTGAGTCTCCAGCACGACTGCGTCAAGCGCGGCGATGGCCGCGATAGCTTCGGCATCGTCACGCTGCTTTTGCGTCTGCGCGGGCGGGGCCGGCGGTTCAGTTGTTGCAGGTTCTGCATTGGAGTCGCGAGCCTCCAACGAATCGATCTTTGTTAGGGTGGAGAAACGGTGTCCTACAAGAACATCCGTAGCGCCCCAGCCGCTCGCGGATTCGCGGTAAACGCGGATCAAAGCTGCCGGGTCTTCCGCGGTTCCCTTGATCGTGAACGAAGACTCGGGGACGTTGATTTCTCCGTCCCGAACGACCCGAGTAATCTTCCCCCGACCTCGGCCGTCGCCAGATCGCCAAGAGACGAAGTCTCCCACCTTCACGTCGCCCGGTTCGGCACGCATCTCGCCATCGCCCTCGTCGTAGGACCGGCACATGATCTTGCCGGTCTTCTCGTCGAGGTAATAGCAGTCCTCCTCGGTCCAATCGCCCATCTTCATTGCGATGTCGCGGTAGGCGTCGGTCAAGGCCATGTCTCGTTCGGTCATGTCGGTGTCCTCGTAGCTCTTGAGTGTTTCGTCGTCTTCGGGGTACGCAGCGGCTCGCTCGCCGCCAGCATTCATCTGCTCGACGAGGCTGTTGGCCCATGATCTGCCAGGATTTCCACCCCACAGAGCCCAGGCGACCCTACCCGCAGAGGGAAAGCCGTCCTCGCCCTGCGACCAGCCTTGGCCCTTCTTGTCGACCTCATGGCGGTCGAAGTACGCCTTCATCCGCTTGGCGGTGCTGGGGCTGATCTTCGCGCCGTTGCTCAGATCGCGGGCTCGGGCGACGCCGATCGCCGTTCCGCCTCGATTGAACTCCCGCCGCCACTCCAAGCCCTTCGCGGCCTCTTTCCGCACGCCTTCGGGGGGCGTGAAGTCGATGTCGGCGATGGCTTTTCGGGCCTCGACACCGAGTTCTTCCATCCGGCGCTGAATCCACTTCTCGCCGCTGTCGCCGCCGGCCAGTTGCCACTCGATCCAGGGGAGCGTGCCCGTCCATCCGGGGTTTTTCGCCGCCGCGCACCGCTCCATCACCTCCGAGAGGCGAGAAACGTCCTCGACGACGACGATTTGGCGGTCGGCGATGCGTTCGGCGAGCGAAATCAGCATCGGATCGACCTGATTGTCGTTCGCGGCGGCCTTCAGGCCCCGTTTTGCCGCGTTCGACATCGTTTGGTTGGGCCGGTATGCCTCGCCAACGGCCATTTCCATGGCTCGGCGGCTCACGACGACGCTGGAGGCGTCATACGCAGGCCGAGTCACTACGGAAACGTCGTCGAGCAGCGCGATATCGGTGACCGTCCGCTTCCGAAGGCCCCGCGGCCCCTTGTCCCACGACTCGCCGCCGTTCGGCGCGGCACGGTCGACAGCAAATGCGAAGCTCGACGCCTTCACGGTGCGGTTTTGCACCCATGTCGTGACGTCGCGGGCGATGGAAGTGTCGTCGGGGTACGCCTCGTAGCGCAGGCCGTAGTCATCGACCGACAGTTTCAGCGTCCCGTTGCTCGTATTGCCCAGGATGAGGCTGCGGTCGTGGTTGAAGAGGGCGTAGACGTCGGGATTCTTGCTCAGAACCCTGTTGAATGCCCGCTTGTCGATGACCTCGACGAAGCCACCGAGGTTGTTCGACTCGCTGTCGAACACGGCCGCGTAGCCGCGAAGGACAGGAAGCCGCTTTCCAGTCGAGGGATCCTCGCGGAACTCCACTTCGGGGACCGCGTCGATTGTCCGGCGTTCGATATCCATGGTCAGACCTTGTTCGCGAGGTAGTTGTCGAGGCCGATTTGCTCGATCTGCTTCTTCGTGGCCTCGATGTCGGACACAGACGCCTCGCTCCCCTTGAGAAGCTCGGCGAAAATCTCGGCGGTGACCTCGTCGCCGGCGTTCTTGGCGACGATGATGTTCGCCCGCTCGGCGTTCATGGCCCCATATTCAAGGGCGTAGTTGGAGTCGAGGACGCCTTCGTAGTCGTGCCGAGGCCATTCCGAGTCGGCGTGGCCGCATTTCGGCTCGACGTCGTAAAACTCCAGCCGCGCGGTGACGAGCTTGAGGTGCCCGCGCTCCTCTTCGGCGTCGGCGTCAAAGGCGTCGGCGAGTTTCGTGTAGCCCCATCGCCGGAAATGCACGGCTTGGTCTTGGTACTGCTCGATGGCGGTCATGTGGAGGCTGCGCGAGAGATGGAGCGCGTCCACGACGTTGCCGACCGAGGGGATTGGGGCTGAGAGCGGGGCGATTGGCATGATCACAGGTGCTTGTCGCACCACTCCGACTGGACTGATTCGTACTTCTGGCCACTCCGCTGGCACTCCAGCAGGATTTCTCGCGAGCGGGCTGCCCAATTGGCCGAAAACTCCGCGATGTCTCGCCCGGTCGCTTCCGCACAGTCGCGTAGCTCGGACTTCATCCGCTCGCCCATCTGGTCGATCCAGGCGACGACCTTGTCCGGCTTGCCGCGGCGGTCGAAGATGCCGTCGATCTCCAAGCCGGCGAGCCGACGGACGTTGGTCATGAACAAGACCTCAAACAGGTCTGGCGCCGAACGCTTGGCCGGCTCTTTGGCCGGCGGCTCGGCCTGATCCTCGGCCGCTTCGGCCGGCTTCTCGCCGGGGATGGCCGGTTCTTTGGCCGGTTCGGGCTTGAGCAGGTCGGTGAGCTTCTGGCCCGTTGGGTTGGCGGCGGTGAACGCCTCAAGCAGGGCCATGTTGACCTGCACGAATCGCTTCTTGCCCTCCTCGCCGGGGAGGGGATTGAGCCCGATGCCCTGCCGAAGCTCGTTGACGTCGAGCGCCCCCATGTTGAAGAACTCACGGGCGTGCTTCGCCCTCGCCTCATAGTCCCCAGCCATCAGGGCATTGAGGTCGAAGCCGACGAAGAACGTCTTGTCGTCCACGACGAGGTCGCGGCGGCAGGCCATCTCGATGCGGGTACACCACGGAATCAGCGAGAACGTGACGAAGTCGATGGCCGACTGCTCGACCGTGTTGTAGCGCACGTTCGACATATCACCGAGGAGGTGGACCGGCACGCGGTAGATTCGCGCGCACTCCTCGACGCTGAATCTTCGCGTCTCAAGAAGCTGGGCGGTAGCGTTGTTGATTTCCTCCGGCCTCTTCTTGAATCCATACGGGACCACGACGGTTGAGAATGCGCTCTTCGGACCCTGGAGCATCTCGTTCCACTGATCCTTGAACCTCCGCAGCACCTCGGGCTTGTGGGGCTGGTCGGTCTCAAAGACGGCGCCGCCGCGGGCGTTGTTCCCGAAGAATGCCGAGGAGTGAATCTCCGCTGCTCGGGCAAGGCCGATGGCCTCGCGGGAGAGGGTCACAGGCACATACCCGGTCACGCCGTCGGAAGACAGCCATCGGATATGGAAAATCTGCTCCTGCCGATACTCGACGGGGTCGGGGTTGGGGTTCAGGAGCGTCGGCGGGACTTGGTAGTAGTACCGCAGCTTGCCGTTCTCCAGCCTCTTGACCGTCATCCGCGAGGCATGGAGCGGCTCCAGCTTGTCGACGGCGCCGTTCGGGCCGGGAATGATCTTGCTGTAGGCGTTGCCCCACAGCAGCAACTGGCTCATCATCCACTCTTTCCATTCAAACGCAGTCATCCAGTCGTTGGTCTGGTAGTGCAGCAGTTCGTGGAGGTGCTGGTCCTCGGCGATCTCCTTGCCGCCGCCGGGGAGGCGACGGTAGAGGTTCATCGGCAGGCTGGCGATCGACTCCGACAGCACCCTGACGCAGGCGAGGACGGCACTGCACTCCAGGCTCGTCTCGGGGCTGACAGTAATGCCGGACGTCGTCCGTCGGGTGTCACGAATCTCTTCAAAGATTCGGGCCAGATTGCTCCGGTTCTCGATGATTTCAAGGACTGCTTCGTCGGCTTGATCCATCTTCAGAACACCATGAGCATTGGTTCGTCGGGCTCGTTCCTGGCCTCGCCCGAGGCGATGCCCAAGGCCATGATCAAGGCC